ATTCTATATTTAGACGCGAGAAAATTCACATAGAAAGCCTGGGAACACCACCACGCCCAATCTCCTCTATGAGTGCCGCCATCTGCTTCGGATCGTAGACTCCAGCGAAGTGAACAAGAAAATCACCGTGCTCCCATAACGGCTCTCCAGGAATACCGCGTAGATAGGCATTGAACCGCTTATGCTGCGTCGTAATCTCCGTGTGAGCCAGGTCGTCGGGAACCGTCTCCAGCAACTTAATCATCGCGGCATTCTCCCACCAGATATGGTAGGTCAAGTCCGTCTGCTCGCCAACCCGCCGCCAGTAGTCCCGCATCCACGCCGTATTGCGCATGAGAACGTTGCCGCTGTTGATATGTGCGCACGCATCAATACAGAGGAGCATATCCTTTCCTGGAGGCAGTAAGGCACCCATCTGGTCCTCGACACGGAGGGAAGGATTCGTAATCAGAACATCGGCGTCTGAAAGCCAGACCAGAGCACCCTCGGGCAGCTTGGAAAAAACATTTAGAAGGAACGGAATCTTTGACCACGGAATCGGCTTGTTGCGGTCCCAGAACTCTTCGCCGCCTTCCACGTAGCTATATCCATGCTTGGCAGCATAAGCCCGCTTTGACTCTAGCGCTGCCCTCAGACCCTTCTTGAAGTCAGCGCCAATCACCATTGTCACGATAGTTATTGGCATCTCTATGCTTTTTGTTTTACTATTTTAGATGGCCACTCAGCCCCTGATAACCGGTGTAACTATTGTGTTAGAATGCTACCGCGTATTTAGCGGCACACTTCTCGTCGTCTTTGTCTCAGGAGTCTGCAATGGAAAACGTTGCTTGCCTTATGAAAACTTTAATAACGGCGACACGGTCTATCGCGTAGGATTCGTTTTCAATTTCCTCACGCTCCTCTGCTTTATCAATTTATACAGAGTCGAAATGATGCGTGAGCACAAATTCAATCACTATCTTCGTATAGATCCTCATGCGCCAACCGACTCTGAGACAGTTGGTAAAGAATTGGTTAAACTGGGCGGGCAGAGACAACAGAATATTATCAAGATCAACCGAGAGTATCAGAATGTAGGCGCCGTAACAATCGTAGCCGTTGTTCTCAATACCGCCATCAGTATCTATGTGATTGTGAATGGATATCTCGACGACAAGGCGCCGACAATTCTTGCGACAAATACGGTCTTGCTTGCCTCTAAGCTCTTTGACGTCTTCATGTCATTCCATAGTGACAAGAACATTCTTACCTCATCGTATAGACGGCAGAAGGTTCAGTTTAATATGGTGAATCCCGATAAGATTCTGACGATGGACAATGGTAAAATTGAAGTGGCGGCCGCTCCCTAGCTAATCACAATGCCTTTCACATATGAACGCGACAAGGCTGGTCTCTATGTCTGCCCCCACTGTGGTGAGAAGAAGCGCCTTCCCTCCACCATGAATATGCATCGTCGGAAGTGTGAGGGTGATCTACCCCACGAATGTCCAGCCGAAGGCTGCGACTATAAGTGTCTTTCTAAGCAGCGTCTTGAGCTTCATGTCGCTGCTAAGCATCCGAACGTCAAGGTTGAGCGCAATGTTCCTCTTCTGAAATGTCCAGTGGATGGCTGCACATTTCAGACGCTGGCAAATGGAAATCGTCTCATTCACTTTATGAGGAAGCATTGTATTACAGAGGCCACCAATATTCTGAATGAAATGGAGACCACATTTGATTGTAAGAGGTGCAGGAAGTCGTTTCAGTCAAATACTGCCTTCCAGTATCACGCCGCCCACTGTATTACGGTTGCGGATACGGCAAAGGCAATTCTTCTGCGGCAGCTCCTGACGGTGTAAAAACCCAATTCTAAGCAAGCATGGAAACCTTCTTTTTGCTAATTCTTACGTCCTTTCAACCGCTGTATATAGAGTGTAATAAGATTGTGCGCAAACAATGCGAGCAATATAAGGTCCCTGTCTTGTTCCTTTTTAATGGAAAACTCCCAGACGGATATACTCTAAAACTGGACGAGCGAAACCTTGACATCGACGAGGCAAATCCTGGGATGTTCTTAAAATTCAAGAGCGCGCTCAAAGAAATCTATGATATGTGTGACCCAAGCTATATTTTGCGCTGTAACGCGACGACTTTCATTAATTTCAAAAAACTACACTATATATTTTCAAAGTTGCCAAGGGAGAATTGTATAGCCGGTCCATTAATATTTGCTACAAATTATCCCGAGTTAGATACATATTGCCAAGGGTCTTCTATTATTCTCTCAAAAGACGTTGCGAAACGTTTGGCGTATGATGCGAATGAAAATGATCCGTGTATCTATAAATATGCCGATGACTTATGTATAGATATCTTAACTAGAACATATGCGTATAAGTATGATACCGCATTATTTACAGCGAGAATGGAAGGATTGTCTGTGATTCCAAAATCATATGATTTGAATATACAGGCGCCTCACGTGTTTTTTCGGATTAAGAATGACTTTGCGAACCGATTTGAAATAGACTACGAACTCTGGAAAATACTACACCATCTCTTTGATATTATTCATTATAGAAATGATTTCATGCAATGACGTTAATCCTCCTGAAACACCTGGACCTGCATCAAGATATTATACATGTGGTAACCGAGGGCCGCAAATCCAGCCATCGCCAACAGCTCGTAGGCGGGGCGCGGCGTCTTCTTTCCATAGTATCCGATATACACCAAAAGCGGTGCAATGAGGAGGACGTGCATCAGATTCACCCAGAGATAGCTGGAGCCGATCTTCCAGCGGTAGGCAGCCTTCACGGCGTGAACCATAAAGACAATAAGACCGGTCGCAAAGAGAACCCAGTAGAGCCAGTCGGGCGTCGCGGCCCTGGAGAAGGCCACATACAAGAAAAGGGGAACAACGATGCCAATATGCGCAACAGAGATGATGACGTGAGCGTTCATTACTACCATATGAACTGAAAATTAAGGAACACTCATTTCTTTCCACGTCCCTTTATCATCTTCAGCTTGAGTTTCTTCCCATGCTTCGCAAACTCCTTGCGCATCTCCATATATTCATTACCCTTCTCTCTGGCTGGTGTGGCGGTATACCGAATCATTTGTCTCGTAGCATCCGTCTTCAAGTCAAATAGCTCAACCGGGTAATATGACTTGTCCCACATAAAATATACATATTTCTTGCCTACAGCGTAAGGATAGGGTACATCGTTATTCCCGACCGGCGAATAATATTTCATAATTGTATCCTCATCAACTGGCTCAAAAGAGAACACACAGTCGCCCACATATACGTAGGATGTATCGCTAATTTTTAGAAGTATCGAGTTCCCCCTGAATCGCCCTATATTCTCATAATCGGGATCTTTCATGAGATTGTCGCCTGCAAAAATGCGCTCATACTTTGTTGTCAGAATCTTGGCAGCTCGTTGGTAGCCAGTCTCTTCGACTAACTTCGTCTTATAGACTACTGCGCTCTTCTCTGACTTCGTATCAAAAACAAAAAAGGGCATGTCGTGGTTGTCGCGAACTACGTATTTTGTTATTTGAGCCATCTTATCTAAAGTGAGTCTGTAAAAGAAATTCCGCGTGTTCTAACGCGCCCTCCATCCACCCCTGACGCAGCGAAAAGCTCTCACCACAGACGTAGAGTCCAGGAAACGGATTGAGAACCTCCTCACTCACGTGCTCGGGTCTATAGTCGCCAGGAAGCCAATAGCTGACGCCGTCCGTCCACGGATGCGCCTTGAAGAATGTGGGATCAGGTATTTCCCTCTCAGGAAACAGTTTACGTAGATCGGTCATCACCGCGTTCTCAAGTCCTTTCACCCCCTTTGCGTCCATAATGTCCATATAATGCTGAGCGTATATATTGTCCGTATAGGACACCATCGCCACACCCTTCTCTTCGTTCATAGGCAAGAAATAGCGAATCGGCGACGTTGTCACGATGCGCGGAAGCCCCTTGAACCAGACCTTCTTACTCTCAAATACAGCATAAATGCGCATCAGAGGTGACATAACAACGTCTTTTAGTGGCGCCCAGCGCCGGAAAGACGGTAGCTTCCCGAGGGCGCTCGCGTGCAGCGCCAGAATAATCTTCTTGGCCGAGATGTTCGTCTTGGGTCTGGTCGCCCCGTTCTTCCATGATCCAACGTAGAATTCAGCATGCCCCTTCTGCGCATCAATAAGTTCGTATTCGGTGCGAAGAACACCGCCCCTCTTCCTCACATCACCCGCCAATGAATCCACGAGAGCGCTCAATCCCTCTTTGCACACGGAATAACCCGCATGCGTCTTCATTTCGCCGAAAAACTCGCGAAGCGCCATATCTGCCCGCATGACAACGACCTCCGCGTGATAAGGAAAGCGATTCATCCATTTGTGTGTGGCTCCAGGCCCATATACGTCATACATAACTTCTTTCAGCGTGTTTTCTGCTAAAATCTTGTGCGGCAGCATCTGAAGCGGGCCTAGAAACACATCAATGGCGGGTTCAAAGTGATTCTCCTCGTAGTCTGCGGATCCCGTCTCCCTGTATTGAAGACCACCTTCTATGGGCACCGTATGTAAGCCATATTCCTTTATAAGTGCGTGCATCATCGTATGCGAGTCTGAGATACGTCCTGCACCAATCTCCCATTGAAGGCCATCTTTCTGAAATGTAACAGCCCGTCCACCCGCCTTCTTGTATTTTTCACACACCATTACGGTCTTATTGGGATTGTGTTTGAGAATCTCTCGAGCACAATAGAGGCCTGCTAGACCTGCTCCAATTATAAGTATATCACATGCCATTCTATGATGACTTCTGAAATATTTGTCCCACCCATTCGGCGACCTTTTCTCCATCTGAAATCTGGGCCTGACCAAGAATCTTCGTGTCACGAATCGCCATAAAGGACGGAATTCCCTTTACATTGCAGAATCCAGGCGTATAGTTGTTGCGATCCACGTCGCACTTCAGCCACTTAATCTGCGGATTCTGTGCAACAATCTCGGCTAGCTTAGGGGCGAGGCGCTTACAGGGACCACACCACGTGGCCGTAAAGTAAACGACCGTGGAGCCATATCCAGATACATCTAGCGGCTTCTTCACGGGTTCAAGAGGCGCATTCGCGGCGACCACACCATCATCCTCGGGAGCACGGCCAATAAGCCGCTCAAAGTCACTGTGCTCATCAAGATATTCCATCTTCTATTGTATATTTCTAGGAGTTTTTAGGCGCTTCTGTTTCTTATCGCTGACAGCGTAAATCCAGAAATTGCAAAGAGAAAAAGGAGGCCGATGGCAATGAAATCGCCGCCGACAGTGTGATCCGCCGATTTACTTTCAGGAGCACCACCACCTACCATCTTTGCCAGCTGGGTTACAGATGGTATACCTTTTGGCATCCCTGGAATTGCTGGCATCCCTGGAATCCCTGGAATCGCCGTAGCACCCCCCTTGAATGCGCTATATGCAGTATATCCAGCTAAACCAACAGCCGCGCTACCAAACATTGTCTTCGCAGCCTTTGCAATTGTGCCAACTGGAGCCGGTTTATTTTCAAATAACATAGCAATTCCATATAAAAGAGCCGCCGCCGACGTGAAAAGGACATTTAATAGGGACTCGCCGCCTTTTCCTAAGCCTGTCATACTCGTAGCAAGTCGTCCCGCGCCAATATTTCCTCCTTCATAGAATGGAAACTTCAGGCCTTCCGTTGCAATTTTCTCGGCATCCAAGCTCTGTAGAATGTCGTAAAAATACCAAGAACCGAATGTGATTAGATTTATAAGACCCTTCGCAAACGCCGTCTGTGTTGAGCCTACAGCATAGTGGTCCACTCCTGCCATTCCAGTCACTGGAAAGACAGCAAGAACACGATATAGCCAGACCGGAATCTTTAAATCTAAGACAGCTGCCATCCTAACGGTAAGTATGCTTTTTACACGGTAAAAAGCACTCCGCCAAATCCATTCACGATTCGTAGCACGTTATGATTCACAGCATAGACACGGATAGTTCCGTTTCCACGTACTGGCGACAGATTCGCGTCAGGTGTAATCCCAACACTCATAGTAATATTGTCAATACGAGATGCGTTCAGACTGCCACTCGGCTGCTGGTCCTCGGGCCGAAGAGAGAAGCTATAGAGATAGATAAACTCGTCGTTTGGAATGTTCGTGTGATACTGGAATGGCTGGACAAGACGGAAATATCCAGCATCGCGAGCATCAAACCGCTCCTGGCCATCGAGCTGAATGGATGCCGTAGATAGAAGATCCAGGCGAACACCTGTTTCATGTGTGGCCAAGCTGCTGAAGTTGAACCACTCGTGATACTGCGCCATGATATCGCGCTGGAGCACCCAGATGAACTCCTTGCACGGGTGATTGAACTCCAGCGGAACAATCGCCGTCGTATTTCCAGAGGGTATAGACAGCTTCGGCGTATACTGAATCTGCTCAATGAGATATTCATGCGTGCTGCTTACGAAGCGTCGACGCTCCTCCACGTCAAGGTACACGTAATCACCCCACAAGCGCATATCCGTAATCTTCGCAACCTTCACCTGCGTCGTCGTGCAGTTCGCAACCAGCTCATTGCTGTAGAATAGCTGCTGAAGGGGGCGGAGCTTCACATTAATACGGATAGGATGGTATTGAAGAGCAATGAGCGGTAGATACACGCCAGGATTGCGATTGAACCAGAAGCGGAGAGGGATATATAGTTTCACAGCGCCAAAGTCAGGCGTTGTATAGGCGGCAACCTTGCCCACCATGTCGTAGAAACCGTTCTTCTGATTCATTGTCGTGGTCAGAGATGACCATATATCCATCCACTCTCCCGTCTGTTTATCAATCTCCTGTTCACCAATCTCCACACTGATTTCCTCAATAAGGGCGTGGCCAATACTGTTACAATAGGATGCAAGTGTTCCATCCGTATGGTAGAGTTGCGGCAGCGTCACCTCTAAGACAATAGGCCCCAGCAAATCGCCGCGGCGGGGGACGAGGCAGCTCAGCCGCTTGCCGAAATCAGGGTCGCCGTCAAAATACATGCATTGCGACTCAATTGAAAAGTTAGTATACCGTCTATACACCATCTTAAACCAGGTGATTTGGGGATTACCCGTGATGAATACATCCTGTTTTCCCTGTGCTACAAGTTGTAGAAGACCACCACCACCTGTCATACTACCATGAACTATCAATTTAGAAGTTTAGACCCCCGGGTTTCAAGTAACTAAGCGCAAAAAGCTCCCTTCTTTTTGAGTTCAACAGGTAGGATGGACCCCTTTACACAAAATGGTAGATCGGATGTAGTTATTCTTCAGAGTTTCTACGCCATTGATTCAAATACAAACCTTCCCATCACTGCGCGCTACCTTCTTACAACAGATGGCAGCGGAGGAATCATATGGGAGGATATTTTTACAAATATGTCAGGTTACTCGTCAAATATAAACAGTGGAATTGGCTATCTACCTTCCACTATTAACAGTTTCTCCAACTCAATTACCTTCATGTCCACCATTGAAGGAACCGGATTCAGCACCCTCTCAACGAGCATAGGGTATGGCGGTATACCGGGCTCCATCACGGGCCCCCAGCTATTCAGCACAACAGCGGGTCTTGACAAATATGGATATGTTACTATACCGAGCTCTATTAGCACATTGGATGGACTTGGAACATATGGCTATGTCAGCAGTGCAGGCCTAGCACAAACTGTTGTTAACTTTTTCAATACAAGCTATGATATGTCGACACTGATGACAAGCACAAATGTGGGTCTCGCCACCTTCGGATATGTGAGCACAAGCCAGCTCACCAGTAGTCTTCAGGGACTCACATCGATTGGATATGTAAGTAATGCACAGCTCCAGAGCACTGTATCAGGTCTGGGTAAATTTAACTATATAAGCACAGCCGCTCTCACAAGCACATTCCAAGGCTCGCGCGACAGAATTTTTTTCACTTCGCAGAGCTCTCTCAACGGTCTTGGCTCACTCGGATATGTAAGCACACAGACATTCCTCAGCGCAACACAGGCATTACTCAGAAATATCAATGTGGACAGGGCCGGAAACCTCATCGTCTATAACGCAAACGTAACGGTCTCGTCTCTTCAGAGCATGTCCTTCTTCAGCACATTCCACAACTCATCGCTCACATTTAAGGGAACAAACGGCCCCATAACCGCATCCACAACGGGGCGCGACCTTTATTTCTCAACGGCTAACCTCCAGTTTACGAACCATTCAAACTTTATAACGCCAGCGACAAAAATCACCCTTGATGTGTATCCCACCTTCCTCTTCTGTTATATGAACCTGACGAATACTACAACAATACTCCCGTTCAGCACCTTCTTGACTTACAAGGGCTCCCCCATGCTCCATACAACGAATAACTCATGGATGGTTGCATCGGGGTTTACGTCAGGAACATCAAACTCCTTCCAGACCCCTCTAAAAATGTCTATCAATGGGGCAAATATTTATGGAAACTACGACGAAGAATATGTGCTCACGCACCGCCTCGTCGAGGCCCTCAGCTTCAATCTCAGCGGTGGACTGACAAATAGTAACGTGAATATTTACATGGCATCCACGAATTCTGTCTTCGTTACGATGCAAAATGGTTCAGTATAAAAATAAGAGCCGTTAAAAGAATGGCGGCCTCTTCACGGTTGACCGAAGAGTATGATACGTTAACTTTATATAAGATTAACACAATACCTTCTCCTCCAGCATTTACATCACTTACATCCGACGGGTTGGGGGGATCATACTGGTCTACAATATCATCACCAATGGCCTATGTGAGCGCATTCAGAATCTTCTCATTCTATCCCGAATCTCAGTTTATAGCCGACGCGAGTTTCAATACTCTATCTTATAAAGCCGGCACTGGAATTGAGTTTATTCCAGCTGGCGTTAACAGATCGCAAATAAACGGAAATGTACTTGCCAGTTTGGAGGTGCCTGGTCTTAAAAGTATAAGTTCTGGCCTCAATGCAATCGCATTTTCAAGCTTCTTTTTCTCCTCTCTTGGAAATACTCTCTTTACAACAGACCCACATACAAATACATTGACATATGAAATTCGCTACCCATTTTTCAAAGTGGGCAACACAAATCTCCTGCTTAACGAGAGTATTTCAAGTATATCATTTGTCGGCAGCAATGCAATGCTTGTAAGTACAAATGATATACGATATGCTTGCAGTTTTATAATTGGTATCGGCATTAGTTCCTATACGAGCACTGGGTATGGTAGATTGTGGGAAAACACAAGCACTATTAATGGGTCATTCCGAAGTAGTACAGAGAGTTCACTTGTGACATTTGCCAGGTTTTCAACTGGTCTATTGACCCTCTCAACAACAACTGGCATCGATGTGTCTACTTTTTACCAGTCTACCGTCTTTATTAACTCTAGTATTCGCAGATCCATATCAAGCTTTTCAACAAGCGCCTCTGCATTTTACGCAAATATCAACGGGTCAGTCTCCACCTTTTCAACTCTGCTCAGTGTCAGCATGGAAGCGGACACGATTGCGTCGACGACGTCCATTTTCGGTCAATCGAACTTTACAATGCCTACTCAAACTACCGTTAAAAATCTCGTCTATACTCTCCAGGATATGTCAAATTACATGAGCTCACAAATTATCAGCTCATACGTAATACGAATCACAACGTCTAATCTGCTAAGCACAACACTAAATATACAGTCAACGATCACAGGAACATCTTCATATATTGTAAGAAATGAAGGCATCCAGTTTAGCACATTTTCAACTCTTATGACGAGCACCTTCGCTAATTTTCTGATAAGCACGCCGCGTTATATCAATATATGGTCGACCCCCGCCTACACGATCTATTCGTCGGTTCAAACGGCAAAAGGAACGAACTATGATACACTCATCTCAACTTGCGAAGTATCGCTCACATCGTTCGTAAAATATCTCACATCATCGTCTCGTGTTTTTATAGAATATTTTCCATGCTACTCATTTAATAATGTCGTTATACCGAACACCTCAACAAATCTATATCAGGTATCAACCTTCATCTCCTATGACAGATATATTGTGCCAAATGCCGCATTCACTGATTATATAAATCCGGTAAATATCTATCAGGCAACCAATCGATTTGAAATCAGCACAGGTTATTTGTTTGCGAATAATACACGTCCTTACATCTTCAAGCATCTTCATTCAAGCATTATGTATGTAGATAATACAAAAGCACGGATTCGCGAATTTAACCCTCTTGGTGGCGCAGTTCTCCCTTCACGGTATCTTACAGATTGTGATCTGAGTCTGACTACCACGACAACATGGACAAACTACATGTCTCCTGATAACGCTATCACAGTTTGTATTTATAATGCGACGGTATAAATTCTCACCAAAAAACCCTATACACGTTAGATGGCCATACGTCGTAAAACACTCGACGTAGATTTATTAACTCTCCGCAAAGTTAATATCAGAGGAGATCGGAATTCAATCGTTCCATCCACGTCTGTGCTTATGAGCGATGGTATAGGAGGGACATATTGGTCTCTTGTGAGCAGTGTAGGCACATATCCGAGTTTCCAACGAATCATTGTTGACTGCAATACATACAGCGCTACGCCCTCGTCCCAGACATTCACGATTATTAGTGGTAATGGTATCGGCTTTCTTGATGCAGGTCCCGGGTCAAATGCAACATACATCTATGCGAAGGCTTTTCAGACACTCGGTGTACGCGGCCTCTCCTCTATTAATGCTGTAACGAACGGCGTAGTCACACCGAGTATAACCCTTTCATCCATGGGTGGACTTCAGCTCTCAACTGACACGACGAGCCAGACGATCTATTTCAACGCCGGCCTCAGATATGTAAATGCAATTCAAAATTTACCTGCCTTTTCAACAAATCTTATTGCCGCCCCATATACACCTCTAATCATTACACCCCTGTATTCAACACTCGCGTTTTATGGAGTTGGCGATATTAATGTATATGCTGACCCACCATCAAACTCAATTTACGTCGGAATTAATGGATATACTGCGCAAAACTATGCCGATTTATCTGGCACTGTCTATTCGCTCAGTAACAGTATGATTGGATATGCGAATCAGCTTTATGTAAATAAGGCTGATTTTTCAACAGGTCTTATGTCGCTTTCAACAGATGTAGGCCGCCAGCTATCATCCTATCAAATCTCATCAACCTATCTGACGCTTTCTACATATACAATCTCGAATATATCAACCTTATCAACATTATATTCGTCACTCTCGACGTCCGTCAGCTTTAATATTTCAAGCCTCTCCAGCTATTTTTATGCAGTTAACCAATCAACTCTCTCCACTTTCATTTATAATCAACTTGCCAGCACGGTCGCGGGATATTCGTCTTTCTATAGCACAGTAACATATTCACAAGTCACCAGCACACTCTCAAGTCTGAATTCCTTTGCAGTCAGTTCCCTGTCTCTCCAGAGCACAACAACAAATCTAAGTTGGCAAATAAGTTCTGTCGCCGCCTCCTCCATTGTTCTCACGCAAGATTCCCTCTCCACGATGTCAACGAGTATGACGTCCTCCTTTATTTCGTATTTCAATCCGAGACTGAATATTTTGAGTTCGCTTGGATATAGTGGAATACGCGGAGACAATACTAAATTTACATTTGACGCAAATGGTCAGCTTATTATAAGCACAGTGGAGTTCAGTTTCAAGGATCTCACAAGTAGTATACGTTCAAGTCGCGCCGATATCAGTCTAGAATACAACCCTGTCTTGCTGTTTCCGATGGCATCGGCTGCAAATATTGTGCCGCAAAATGTGTCTACCTATATTCAATATAAGGACGGAACTATATTGAATAACGTCACATTTAGTGACCATATGTCATTTAATCAATATTCCGCTGGCGTAGGTGCGGATGGATTCTTCTCCAATCTGTATTCCAAGCATATACGCATGAGCATAGATCCTGGTTTTGTCATGTCAAATGGTATAAGCAATTATACACTCTATCACCGTCTGTCTACCACCTCTCTCTATATAAATGGGCTCAGTCAAGCATTCAATAGCACCTGTCATATTCGGACACCGGTCCAGAATTCCCTCTATTTGAATCTTTTTAATAGAGATTAAATGCAAAGGCGTTTGCTGTTCGCTGTGCGCCCGCAAAGACCCCACATTTCCTCCGCCCTCTCTAGATGTCGGCTAGTGCTCGCAGGACGTTTGATACAGACAATATAATGCTTCGCACAGTGTATGCTAGAGGCTCAAACAATACAAATATTCAAAGCACGCTGGCGCTTACGGCAGATGGACGCGGTGGTACACGCTGGGTTCATCCCAGTAGTTTGGGCACCTATTCGCTCAACTACATTTCGACAGACGTCTCCCTAATTCAATGGGACCTTTCTCTGAACAATGTATTCTATCTCACCGGTGGCCAAGGCGTTGGAATTCAGAGTTCCCCCACAAACTCCTACCAGTCCATTGTTTATGCAAAAGCCTACCAGGCACTTCGCGATATAAATACAGGCTCCAATATGACCGCTATGGATGCATGGACTCAGAATACGAAATACTCGACCGTCTATTCCACCATAAATCTTTCAACTACAAGCTGGATGATTTATCCCACCGTTTGCTCACCCACACAGACACTCTACTGGAATACAAATCCAATAAAGTTTCTGGTATCACGTGGTGTTTCTAGCATAAATACCGACTATATAGTTCGGAGCCGTCCATTTTCAACCTTTTTCTCAACCTGTATTTTAAATAATAATCCCCTCAGCACTTTTGTTTCATCTATGTATTATATACCCTCTTATACATCATCAATTTATGACGAAGTCAACATAGACAACGTCAATTCCACAATTCGTTTCTTGGGGGTTCGCGATCTTCAACTCACTACAGTTCTAGAGCCCCAGCGCGCCGTCTTCTTCAGCCTGAGCACCTTTACAAGCGAAGGTTATCTATCATTGAGTGGTGACACCTCGGCTCTTCGCACCCTCTCCACAACAATGCCCTATAACTATCGCAGCAGCATTCAATTGAACGCATCCAACGCCTTTCTTAAACAGGGATCTCTTCTCAACTATCTATCGACTCCTTACACGGGAACATTTACAAGAACTTATACACCTCTTAATGGCGGACCTCCTATAGCCACTGTTCTTGAAAATATTACAAGCAGTATAGGATTTCCATATACACCACGGGGATTTCGTGGAACGAATATCATTGCCACTTCAAACAATGTTGAAGTCGTTCCAGGATCTGGAAGATTTTATGATATTAATTTAACAGAAAACGCTAATATCTATACAGGAGATGCATATATAAGCAGCCTCACGTTTAATATGTCACCATACTCCACAATTATAAATAGAAATAATAGCACGTCAATCACAGTTGAGTATACTCCTAGTTTTCTGCTATCACCAAATAGCACACTGGGAGCAGCAGCAATTGCGAATAATGCTTTTTCATTTTCCACATTCATAAATTGTGGAGATGAAAATGTCCCAGGCACAGTGATTGAAGATTTATTTTATGCAGCAAATCAATATCCTGTCCAAAACCCCTTGTATGGTCGTCTAAAAATAGATATACCAAAGAACTATATATCTACTCATTACACATGCACGTTTACAATTAACCATTATTTTCCGAACTTGATAGGTGGATATTCAAACCAGAACCCAAATGTGTGGCCTGCCACTAACTATTTATATACACGCGCGGGCCTTTCGTCTGCCCAGATTATTTCGTATACATCAAAACAGAATGTTGCATATATTACAGTTATTGGTAACTAGTTATTAAAGGAAAGCCCTCACGTAAACCCATCTCAATAGCCCACTCTTCCAGCTTCCCACCTACAACCGCAGTCGGACGGTAAGGCCACGGACTCATATACACAGCATTTGGATGCTTGTGTATACGCATCCACGCCAGGTGTTTCTCGCCGCCACTCATATGCCATTCCTTGAAATACTGCTGCCCCTGCCGATTCTCCGCATAATTGGCACGAATCTCCAGGATACGTCGCTCCGCCGCCGTCAAAGGTCCAGGATTATCAATATCAAACTGCTCACATAAACGTGTATACCACTGCGTCAAAGGCATAGGCCTCCAAACACACATCTGAAATGTAAATAAATAGGAATCTCGCGCAGCATCTAGGACCTTCCAGCCGTCAGAATAGATTACGTCGTCTACGTGAGGTCCAGGGCACGGCATCCACCGAATGCTTTGAATGGAGGCATCCTTATCCATCATCTCCATACTGTCTTCTATGGCGGCAAAGTCTGGAAACCGCTCCAAGAGAAAGTCCTCTTGGACAGGAATTATAAATTCATAGCCGTATGAGAAGCCGCGGAATGTGGCAGCGCGAGATGCCAGGAAACCCGAGTCTTTTTCCTCAAGACTCATCACCTTAATGTCATATTTCAAACGTATCGCCTCTATGATGGGATCAGCAGGCTTCTCAGTAGCAATCCAGATGTCCCACTTGAGAAGAGGGGCGTATCGGCGAATGAGCCCGATATGTAATGGAAGAAGATAGAAATACTTGGGAGTTGTGTTAATAACATAGGCCACATCTGTTCTATCCATTTATTGTAAAAGTGCGTTAAACTCTTAGACCGGAATAGAAACAAAATGCTTCGTCTCCTTTCACTCGCCGCCTTAGCAGGAATCGCGGTGGGCCAAGGGTCATGCACGTCCTTCTCCACTCTTGTCCACGGCACAAACGGTGCCCCTGCAGGCCTTGGCACTCCAGACTGTTCGTATATTCAGGCGAATGCGGCAGCAATTTGCAACACCCTCGGCGCGTGGGACATTATTAACGGAGACGCGTGCCAGATGCGGGGCCCTGGATACGGTTGCCAGTTTTCAAATACGGTGTTCACAACACAGGAGACCTTCTATTGCCAGCTCGGACCCGCCGCCGCTGTTGCTACAGCAAGCCCATCTGCATCTGCATCTGCATCTGCATCTGCATCTGCA